AGCAGTTGTTGTTACTGTACCACCATCAGGTAGGAAATAAGATCGTCGAGTGCCTGAAGTAATTGCCCAGTTAATCTGGAATATTGCTTCTTCCGTACCATCAACAAGAACAAAATTATCTTCGTCTATTAAGATAGTTTTGTTTCTTAGCGTTTGTTGTGTATCATCACCAACTAGGACTGTGCCATTACCAGAAGTAATAGCGGGTAATGTCATAATTCTGGTATTAGTACCAGTACCAACATTACTTACCTCAAATCGTGCTTTCGGACCTTGAGCATCTTCCAATACGAAAGATCCATCTGCCATTACGAATTGACCAGTTACTTTAACTGCTCCTGTGCCTTTAGGTGCGAAGACTATATCAGCATTGTTAGCAGTATCATCTAGTGCAGTAATATACAATGACGAAGATTCTGAGCTATTCAGAATACGAGACATATAAAAACCACCATCACCTATGGAAATTCCCAATTGGTCATAAGCGGTCTGGTAGAAACCTGTGTCTCTGTCCAAATCAAAGGATATACCTGGAGCATCTTTAGTACCCTGAGCAACACCTTTAAAGAGTTGATTTACTTTTGCTTTTCTGTTAGGAATCAATGGGTCTGATACCACAACAGGAAGAATTGCTTCTCCTGACAGATTAGCATCCGAGATTGTTTCTAACTGTGATATCTTTTTTGTTCCCACGAATCAATACACTATTGGCTACAGGTCTATTTATACGGATAATCAATCGGTCCGTAACCGAGTAGGTGCTCATACAATCCCATTGCTTTCTGAGATTGCCCTTCATGGTATTCTACTAGTTCCCTAGCAATGGATAAAATCTCTTCATATGCCTTTCTAGCATCATAAGAGTCATCATCAATATACTCTTTCAAGCATTCAGTTATGCGTTCCTTAGGAAGTTTCGCATAATCATAATTAACTTTCACTCTTTTTTTCCTCCATAGGTTTCTGCTCAAGATCTTTAGTAGTCATTCCATGATCCACAGTATATACATCTGGATCAGCATCTGGTTCATTCAGTAGTGCTGGATTGTTCCCTTTGGTCATGGAGTTTCTTCTCTTGTTTTATACGTCTCTTTACCATCTTAGCATACTTAACATCGTCTGTCGAATACCAATCTGGATGTTCTTTGGCTCGTTTAATAATTAGTTTGGCGGCCTTCTTGTCTTTCATTTTTTAAGAATCTGTATTTATCGTATTGTTTACTATTACCTTCGATAGTTATAACAATGGTATCGATAATACGATTAAAAGATCTTGACATCTGACGATATCCACTCCCGACATACAATTGCCCTGCTACAACTGCTACTGTAGCAGTTCCCCAAAACCAATAATACCACTGTGTCTTCACCTGGTGTTTCTTTGTTCCCATAATAAAACCTCGTTTTTACATAGTATAACACATTTGTAAAGGTATTTATACCCCTTTACAGGAAGTTACGAATTTACCCTTTGTCCTGGATGTCTGACCTAAATAATGGTAGACTTAAGGAGGTAAAAGATGAATCCAAACCATCTTTATTATGGTGTTTAACGTTAACGGTATGGAGCAACAAAACGATGCATAACGCAATTTCAAAAAACCAACTAGCAGATTGGTCATTGACCGATCATCAAGATCAACAATTAGAAGACTACTACGAATGCTTAGTTGAATGTATAGACGAGCAAAACTACTGTAAGCGAGTCTGCAAAGAAATTCTTATGTATCCAACGTAAAGTCAAAAAAACAGTCACGTAAAAACCCCCTGTAAAGGGGGTTTTTTTATGAGTCTGATGGATTAAATACTGTCCTGTCCCAAATACCTTTAGCGTGACCATTATGTTCAATTAATTTCTGTGCCCATATCCTATCTTCCAGAGTCACCTCTCTATTCAATCGGGTCTTACACGCAATAACCGTCAATCTTAATCTATAATCTTTACTTAGCATGACGAGTCTTATTCGAGATTATAATGCAGTCATTTTCATAATCTGCTTTAAAATCTAAGACATCATCGTGATCCCAACATAACTCACCATATAATGCGTTGAGTGTAGCCATGTCTTCATACAAATCAGTTGGTTGCTCTTGCATCACTTGGTTTTTACCTCGTATTCGATAATAATTTTCTTAGAACTTCTTCCCACTGAATTTAGTGTTTGAGTCCTCTCCATTGTACCGCCTAATTCACCAGTGATACATAGCAATTCTGCTATCAAGTCACCTTCATCTTTAGTTTGAGTCATAGTCTAGGAATGTATGTACGAACTTTATCTGGTATAAGTGGAAGTACTTCAGTTTCAACTTTATCGACAATTTTATCGACGATACTTATATCTATATCCATAAATGGAGGGACAATTCCGAGTAATCGTAGAGTGCCATCAAGAAACAATGCCAGGCATGTAAATCCAAGAATCATGGAAATGATAGTAGCATCTCTATTATGCTTACGCATTGACGCTTCATCAATTGCCCGTGCTTCTTCAAGTGCATCTGCTATAAGTTGATCAACTTGCTCCTTAGTATAGGTAAGTTGAGGAACGATCTCACGGATCTTATCTTCAGACATGGTAATCACAAGTTAGAGCAACAATGCTCCTATTACTAATCCTTTACCAAAGGATAACACGAGCATTTGGTAGTCTGTTAGATTGAATTTATCTTGGAGTTTCTTCGCTAAATTGCGATCCCAAGCAACAACCTTATCGAAATACTTTTTAATCATAGCATACCTGTCAAGTTTTAGGGTGGTTAAAGTTTTCTGATCCACCTCCCGCCCAAGGCGAGTGCTTCTCAGTAGCTAATCTATACATTTTTTCATGCATAGTTATATTATCTGCAATCTCTTCTTCTGGTCTTGGATTTTCGTTTGGGTCTGTCGCTATTGGCATTGTATCATGTGGATGGGGTACGTCGTCAAACCAGGTATCTAGCGGTAACCTGTGTAACGGTTTCTTCATTTTTTATTAGATTTCCATTTTCCTGTTCTTTTATCTAGTGTTCTAACTTCTCCTTTACGCAATGGTTTTTGTGCTTTCGTGACACGAATATCTCCTCTTGCCAACATTCTCTCTTTAGCAGCTAGAGCATCTTTGGTAAAATCTTTCCACTTTTTACCATGTGTTAACTGAAGTTTTCTGTCAGCAACGGCCTTCGTATTTTCAGCACGTTTCTGCTCATCAGATTTTTCATTGATGTTTTGCATTGAATTCCTTAAATGAGGATTGACAATCAGGTGGCTCTGGATATGAATACCCTTTAATTTTCATCCATTTGTTATGCATTGCACCTAGTATCCAAGATTGAGATAGACTTTTAGGTCCATTCTCTAACAACTCAAGTTGCTTCTTGTTGCTTGTGTATGCTTTGTATTCTTCTCTCCAGTTGGAGTCATCAAAATCTTGGGTCATTTTTTATAATGATATGAAGGTTTGTTGGTTTTGCCTAGTTTACCACTGCGTACCTTAGTACCAGAGGTCTCACCATCACCTTTAGGGTGTTTACCAGCAGCAGATTTTCCTAAATTAACGGATTTTCCTGGTTTCTTAGACTCAGTATCATGCAATCTTGCTGGTTTACTCTTGTCTTTGGTTATCACGGATTCTTGACCGTGCTTGCGTCCTAGACGACGCATTGTTTTTCCAAATCTACGTTTAGACATTTTATCAGGTTTTGATGTCTGATAGGAAACCTCTCGGCCAGTTTGTCCACTGCCATACTTGTATTCCCCAACACCTTTCTTATACCCGATACCCTTCTTCTTTAGATCCTTTTCAAGACCCTTTCTCTTACTACGATTTCCAGACTCACTATCTCCACGGTCAGCAGAAATATTCCCAGTTACCTGAGTTTTAGATTTCTTAAGCATCCTAGCAGTAGGATTTCCTTCCATGAATTGCTTGTAAGTCTTCATTGATCCTTAGTATCTTCCGTATTATTTAGTTGCTTCATTACTTCCTTATGATGATCGGAAGCTCTCCTAATAGAATCATAGTATCTTTCTAGTTGCTCTTTCTTTTCTTCTGGTGTTAGCATTACCATTTTCCGATAGGACAGTGCATTGACGGAATTCTGACCTTGATCGGCATAATACACCCACATTGACTGCAAATACTCAGTCTTTGTAGGTGCTCACACTTCTGGCATATCCCCATCCTAGTATTTGCTTGTCTAGGAGCAGGTCTATTGCTTAAAAAGTCTTTAATTTCGTCCATTTAAGCGTTTGATCATCATTTTCGTCGATTTCCTGATTTGACGCAATCGTGCAGAGGCAGCTTTACTCTTCCAGTTGCGTCCCCTTTTCCTCGGTGTTTCGTGTTTCTTGAGCAGCATCGACCTTTGCATCATCAGGTGTACTATTTAGGTATCCTTGCTTAAAATCTTCGACTTGACTTAAGACCTCTGGATCCACTGGTGGACCTGATTGTACTACAGGACATAAGAGAGCAGTTGCACCATCAGGACGTTTAATCCTAAAAACCGTCCGATTTCTTTCACACATCGTGAGAAGGAAACTTAGGTTAGATGAAGCTTCTGATTCAGTAACATCTTGTATTTCATTCATTTTCTAAAAAGCTGAATTGATAAGTCCGAATTTCTGCCTCTGTGACTGCTTCGATACCTGCTATGGTCTCTGCAAAACCCTCGGCACCCTCTCTATCCCATTTCCATTCCACTCTTTTGAGTTCACCCTCATCAGAGAGGATAGTAACACTCCTGTCGGAAAAATTAATGATAATTTCTTCAACCTGTGAGTCGCACATCAGATTATTTCGGATACTCGTAGTATAACATAGGTGTCAAGTCAATTCAAGTATATAGTCTTTGCAGTGAGTTTCATGGTCTTCTTCGCTGTAAGAGTCATAGGACCATCTGTAGCATTTGCTGTAACTGACACTTTTGCATCCAAAGC